GTCAGGCGTGGAAACCTGAAAATATTTGAACGAAGACGCAAAAAGTCCGTCACGGGCTATTTTTTTGCGTAAAATCTAGCTGTGCTATTCTATGGCAGGCTGGACAGGGTGCCCTTCGGGGCAGCCGCTTCTTCGTTCGCGGTAAATTTCCACCCCTGTTCAGTCTGTCACCAATCTTTGTGGAAATTGGTTGGTGTCAGGTTTAAATACTTGAACGGAGAAATAGCCAATGAAAACATTCGCTTCTACGCATTCGCGCACTCAAAATAACGTACGTGAACACTCCCCTATTTACGATCTAGCTGCATACGAAAAACGCCAGCGCAAACTTAAACGTAAACAAATTTTAAAAAACATCTTAGACACAACTGTGTTCTTTTCAGCATGTTCTATCGTCTTCTCATTATTGTTTTGGGGAGTATGAGCATGAACGCAATTGCACATATTGATGACGCGGTTTTTATTCAAGACCAGCAAGTGAAAACCACCAGTTTAAAAGTGGCTGAAATTTTTGCGAAACAGCATAAAGATGTTTTACGCAAACTAGAAAGCCTAGACTGTTCAACTGATTTCACTGAGCGCAATTTTACGCTCAGTGAATATTTGGACAGCACGGGGCGTAAATTACCTATGTACGAAATGACCAAAGACGGTTTTATGTTTTTGGTCATGGGTTTTACTGGAGCAGCTGCCGCAAAAATTAAAGAAGCCTACATCAACACCTTTAATCAAATGGCAGCCATGCTCTACAACTTGCACGGCCAAAATGAAAGTATCCATGTTGGTGCAGTAGTGCAACTCAAGTCAGGTGGCCCCATTTACACAGTGAGTCAGATCCACTATGACCAGAATGGCTTCATGCAAGATGCTGAAGTCATTTGGCATAATAAAGCGACTCTGTGCCGTGACATCCTTCCAGTGGCTTGCTTATCCTTAGAAACAAAAAATATTATCAACAATAAAATGTTGAATGACTTCTGGGCAAGTGTGAATAGCTATGGCTTACATAGACTCAATCACAGTCGTAACCCAAATATCTTGGCACTTAATATTTCTCAGATTTATCAGTGCATAGAAGGTTTACCACTCAAGCCCCAGCTTTTTGCCATACTTATGCAAAGTCAAAGCCCTAACCCGGTGTTTATGCAGCACAATAAATCTATTCATAGTACGCTTTTAGCAAAGACCATAAAGTGTTGGCTTTTTAAGCCTGTATCTTTACGGAACTTAGGTTTGAGCTAAATTCAAAATAGTATGCCGATTTTTATACACTTTTTTCGTTCTATTTACATTATTTAAATCAGCTTAGGTCATAATCTGTCGCAGAGCCTAATTATGAACGATGTCACTGTGAAAAAGTTGTTCTAAAATACGCGAACAACTCTGGAGGGAAAATGACAGAAACAATTACTACAACAGACAATCAAGAAGAAATTTTAATTGACCTAATTCAATTAAAAGATTGTTTAAGCCTGTATAGCAAATTCAATATCGCAGATGGTGAAAGTATTACACCAGACGAAATGCATGCGCTATTTAACTCGCTAAAGATACAGGTTGAGGGTATTGTCAAAAAGGTTGAGTTCACATTGCACTAACCTAAAGTCATTCTTTAAAAAATGCCGCTTTAAGAAGCGGCATTTGTTTGTGCATAGGCTTTGGCCATGCCAATGAATCCAAGTTTGGCTTCTTCTTTTATAGATCTAAAAGCCTCAAGTACCTGGTATTCATCTTCAGTCAGGTTAGCTAGACGTTGACCAAAAGTAATATAAAACGTGTCAAAACCTGATTCCTGTAATGCTTCTAATTGGTTTTGATTCAGCGGATCTCCCTGCTTTTCATAACGGACTATAGATCCGACTGCTACCCCTAAAAGCTCTCCCATAGCAGGCTGTGTCAGCTTTAAGCGCTTTCTTTCAGCCTTTAGTCGATTGCCTCTCTCTAAAAACTTATCATTTATCGACATTTTTACCCCAACTAGCCTTGTATCTTTCGATATTTCGTAATATGATGACTTTAACAGTTTAACACTGTTGATATATCGAAACTTTAAAAAAAGGTAACTCAAATGTCTACAGTCAAAGAAAACCGAACAGAAATGAGTGGCGCACATTTTACCCAGCCCGAAAAAGACTACATGCGTATCCATGCTGCAAAAAACCGCACGACTATTTCTAATGTGATTCGTCAAGCCGTTGCAAATGAATTATCAAAAATTGCAGACCCTGAAAACCCTTTTTTCATTGCGAAAAATAACACCTAAGCATCTGAAAATGCTTAGAAGTTTACAAATTCACGCAAGAGTAAACAGAATGTTAACACTCAAAGAAATATGCCAAAAGCGTAAAGCTCAGATTGAAAACCGAAACGGTACAGCAGCACTGCAGGAACGTATTGAACAAATGACTCAACTTCGTGACCCGTTCCGCTTTATTGCTGCACTAAAGTTAAAAGGTTACATCGAAGCACTTTGCGATCAAAAGCTTATGACGCTTATAGATGCAAACGACTGGCTCCAAATCGTAGAAACAAAATATCAGGACGTAAATTAATGTCTGAATTAAAACACCGCATTATTGACCGTCTTGAAAATATGTTCAGTTTCAAGACACGTGGCGAATGGTTCCGTGAAGGTGTCTGCCCACAATGCGGAAAAAAAGAACTTTATACCCATGCACATAATCCTCGTTTGGTGAAATGCGGTCGTCTGGTAAAATGTGGTTATGAAGAACACGTCAAAGATATCTGTGAAGACTTATTCAAAGACTGGTCTGAATATCATCCACAAACCGATACAAATCCAAATGCTGCAGCAGATGCATTTTTATCAGAAGGTCGTGGTTTCGATCTTAAAAACTTAATTGGTAAATACACCCAGCAGTTCTATACAGATAAAGACAGTAAAGAATCATCTGCAACTGTTCGCTTTATGTTAGATGACAAAAATTATTGGGAACGTCTGATTGACCGACCTGAACGTTTTGGCAATAAAAAAGCACGCTTCAATTTTGGTTTTAAAAATGCTGGCCAAGCATGGTCAGTGCATGAATTGGATGAAATTTGCCGTCTAGGGGAAAAAGGCGAAGCAGTTTGGATCACTGAAGGGATCTTTGATGCCATTGCACTGAGTCAGTCAGGTGTGAAAGCCATGTCTTGCCTGTCATGTGTCAACTACCCTTCTGCATTCTTAAAACAAATTGCAGACCGTTGTCATGAACTCAAAATTGACAAACCACGTTTACGTTGGGCATTCGATAATGACTCTGCAGGTAAAGGTTACACGGTTAAATGGCATGAACGTTCACGTGCTGAAGGTTGGTCATCTACGGCTGCACAGCCACCGGCAAATGGTGGTAAAAAACTTGATTGGAATGATTTATTCCAGTGGGACAAACTCAACCCTGATCAATTCCCAAAGTACAAACACTATGGTGAATTGCTCATTGCTGAAACGGCAGAAGAAGCTGGTCTTTTAATTTACAACTTCTATGAAGGCCGTCGTCATACCTTCTACTACAACCACAAATTCCGTTTGTACTGGTGGGAACTGGACTATGACAAATACAACAAAGCAGTTCAGCATCTGGAAGACCGCAACAATGAAGCAGCTGAAAATGGTGGTCAGATTCTTACTGATAAAGAAATCCGTGCCAGTGCATTGAAGAACTGTTCAGCTGCTAAAGAAATCTGTAATGCTCAAATCGAACCGTTGTACTTCCAACGCAATGAAATCACCGATGAATCTTGGTACTACTTCAAATTGCAAAGCCCATGGTCAGAAGCAAAAACCACCTTTACAGCTGATCAAATGTCATCACGTTCAAAGTTCAAACCACGTGTCATGTCTGTGATGTCTGGTGCAATGTGGACAGGTACAGATAATCACCTGGAAACATTCATCAAACGTGAAACTGAGCGTTTACGTGAAGTCAAAACTATTGACTACATTGGTTATAGCCGTGAGTACCAAACTTATATCTTTGAAAAATATGCGGTGCATAAAGGCCAAATCATTGCCATCAATGAGCACGACTTTTTCAAAGTAAAACGTCAGGAAATTAAAACACTGGCAAGTTCACCAGCGATCACATTGAACCCTAAAAAACAGTTTGATCCGTCATGGTGGAATGACTTCCATAAAGTCCGTGGTGCCAAAGGTATTGTGGCTTTGGCTTGGTGGATGGGTTCATATTTTGCTGAACAAATCCGTGCCATGCACAGCTCATATCCTTTCATGGAAATTGTCGGTGAAGCCGGTGCAGGTAAGTCACGTTTAATTGAAATGATGTGGAAACTTTCAGGTCGTAAAGACTATGAAGGCTTTGATGCAAACAAATCTACAAACGTGGCGGTGTACCGTAACTTTGCACAGATCGCAAATCTTCCAGTGGTCCTGATCGAAGGCGACCGTAATGACGTGAATGGTAATGCTGTTCAAAAATCTAAATTCAGTTGGGATGAACTCAAAGATGCCTTTAACGGTCGTGCAATTCGTTCTAAAGGTTTAAAGACTGCAGGTAATGAAACTTATGAACCACCGTTTCGTGGTGCCATTCTGATTTCTCAAAACACGGCAATTCAAGCTTCAGAAGCAATCCTGACACGTACTTTGCACTTGTATTTTGACCGCAAAGGACAGTCATTGGAAACCAAACGCATTGTCGATGAACTGGATCGCATGGAACTCGAAGATGCCTGCACGTTCATGACCCATTGCTTGCGTAATGAAGACAAAATCTTGGAGACATACGCATCAAAGCTACAGTCAATTGAAGATCATTATCATGAAATCGGCATTACCCATACACGTATTGCCTTATGTCATGCACAAGTGGCTGCACTAATTGAAGCAATGACCAAACACGTTTTGCCAATCGACTTGGAAGACATGCTTGAAGCACAAGAAATGCTTGAACAAATGGCGCGTGAACGTGTTGAACAGTTGAATGGTGATCATCCTGACGTGGAAAAATTCTGGGACGCTTACGAATACCTTCAAGGCAATCGTTCACCAGAATGGGGCTTGAACCATCACCCTGCCGATGCTCAAACGGTCGCAATCAACTTAAACGAAATTTACAAAGTGGCTGCACGCAATTATCAGCAGCTGCCTGAAATCAATGAAATGAAGAAATTACTTCGCACTTCGCGCAAGTACAAATTCATTGAAAGCAATAAACAGGTGTACTCAGACCGTTTCCCTGCCGATGACGTGGCAGCAGTGAATAAAAGTCGTGAAGCACCAGGTAAACCAAGCCGTAACGTGAAGTGCTGGATCTTCACCAATCCAAATTTAGGGGCAAAAAAATAATGATTCAAAAAATTGAAAATCCATTGAATCTAGGACTTGAGCAAGTAGAAATTCTTATTACTGAGCTACAAGACAGCTTTTATAAATATTCTGAAGATTTACCTGAATTTTTATCGTTGGAAGAATCCGGTTGTGCAATTGAGATCCACACCAAAAACGGTGAATACAGCTACAACCTAGAACAGTTAAAGCTGCTTAAAAAGGAATTCTTGGACCCAGTAATGAATAGTGTGAAGGAAATTTCGTAATGAACGCTCAAACTCAAGATCAAAGCTATTTCAAAATGATCGCTGAACATCAGGACATTTCAGCACGTGTACTTCGCTTGCATACTGTTTTGAATCAGCACCCATGCATTCAGCACATGCCAACCGAAGCATGCATCTTGATCAACGAAATGAAAAATATTGTTGATACTGGCAAAGCACAGCCAGGTGGCCTTGAAACTGCTGAACTCGACTTTGATGATGCTCTGCCGTTCACGGATCCTGAAATCAATACAGTTCATGATTTTAAAATCGGTGAAATCGTGTGGATCCCTAACGAATTTGCACGCTACAAATTTATTGTCAGCAGCCATCAGCGTTTTGAAGTGAAACAGATCGTCGGTACAGATCAACTCTATGTCTGCCATATCGAAGATCCGAAGATCCCATTCACCAATAATCAAAAATGCTTCACGGCACATTTCAGTCATTTTGCAAAAGTTACAGGGGAAGAATCATGCGTGGCGTAAATAAAGTAATTTTGGTCGGCACGCTAGGTGCCAATCCTGAAAGTAGAACCTTTCCAAATGGTGGTTCAGTTTGTCAATTTTCAATCGCCACTTCTGAAAAATGGCAGAACAAACAAACTGGTGATTGGATTGAACAAACCGAATGGCACCGCATTGTGGCCAACAATCGTTTGGGTGAAATTGCCCAGCAATACTTAAAAAAGGGCTCAAAAGTTTATATCGAAGGTTCACTTCGTACTCGTAAATGGAACGACCAAAACGGTCAGGAACGTTACAGCACAGAAGTTCGTGCTGATCAATTGCAAATGTTGGATTCAGCACCACAAGCAAATGGTTATTAAGGGGAATACAAAAATGTTTGAAGATGATTTTGAGGGGTTTAATCCTTTTCGCGCACAAAAATAATTAATGACGCTTCCAAAACTAACTGAAACCCAGTGCTTTTTGTGTGATCAGTGTGGATCTGGTGAACCAGTTAAACCATTGCATTATAAAAATGTTTATTCACGCATGATAAACATGCAAACAGGCGAAGGTGCTGAAAAATTCATAATGATTTACGTGTCACCTTGTTGCAAAGCTGATTTATCCATCTGGGATGAAGATATTGAAGATTATGTGGCAATTGACCCTAAATACTACTCAAATGGTGAATAACATGGATTTCATCGAATGGTTCAAAACCTTAAAAGAATATCGTCAGTTGCGCTGGACGCTTACAGAAGGACAAATTTTTGAGCATAACGGCTCCGAATACAGCGTCATGTGTGTGAGTACTGCACACCAAGCATTTGAATACTTGAAAAGTTTATAGGAAAGACAGAAATGAATTGGTATCCAATGGTTAAAGTTGCCGCAGAACTTGGAATCTGTGTAAATACATTCAAAAAACATTACCTGGCAAAGTATCCACCAGAGCGCGTATTTGGAAATCGCAAAGAATGGAAAGATACAACACTCGAAACAATGCGAAATGATACAACGATTGGCACACAATCATAGAAAAAGGGGCATATTTTATGCCCCTTTTCTGATTTCTAACCTATATTCAACCGAGTTCTAGCCAGTTTCTAGCCTCAATTTAAACGCTGTTTTACTCTACTTTTCAATCAATTATCTAAAAATTCTTAGTTTTCTAACCTTTTTCAGAAATTTTCATCCATCGATCAACTTCATTGGCATACCAGGTCATTAATTCCACCCGTTCCGACCAATATTCTGCTCTGTTATAAATGCCCCGAATCTTGTTTTTAGGCACATGGGCAATCTGATATTCAATGACATCTTCACGAAATAAGGTCGATTCATTAGCATGGGTCGAAAAAACGGTACGAAATCCATGCGTAGTCATCAGCTTTGCATAGCCATTACGCTTAATAATGGCCAATATACTTTCTGATCGGCATGGCATATTCGGCTTTCGCGTATGTTTAAAGATAAAACCTTCATCAGTTTTGCGGTCATACATGATTTTAAACAGCTCGACTGTCTGATCCGTTAGTGGGACTACATGATCACGACGCATTTTCATCCGCGATGCTGGAATGATCCATTCTTTTTTATTTAGATCAATTTCCTCTGTATCCCACCTGGCATGAAGCAACTCTGATATACGAACAGCGGTATAACAGGCAAGTTTTAGTGCAATCATCAAATCATCAGTAACATAGCTTTGCTGCACCTTAGTCCAAAACTCTGTCATTTGATGTGGCTTCAATGCAGCCAGATTTTCAACATCCTGTTTAGGAATTACATCACCAACCAAAATACATGGATTCTTTTCAGTGTAATCAGATGCAATCGCAAAGTTAAAAACATCACTTAACAGGCGCAAGGATCGCTTGGCGGTTTCAATGGTTCCTTTGGCCACAATCTCTTTTACTTTTTTTACGACATCTTTTCGTTCAATTTCATCAATACTGGTGTCAGACAGATCTTCTGAAATGTAATTTAATCGGTAAATCACTGTATATTTATATTTATCACTGGTCCAACGTGGCCCCATGATCGCCAACCATTCCTGAATGACTTCGCCTAATGTGGGCACATTGATTTTTTTACCACTCAGCTGTGATTTAAAATCCCGGGCAAGGTTTCGCGCATCCTTACAGCCAATTTCAGGATATTCACCCAACGTTTTTTGATTCTGTTTACCATGGTGACGATACGACAGTACCCATTTCTTTTTCCCAGATGGAAATACAGAAATAATCAGCCCTTCCCCATCTGCAATCGAATAGCGTTTTTCTTGTGGCTTTAAATTTTTTACTTTTAAGTCTGACAACATTTCAAATGTTATACCCGTATAACGTTGGTATAACATCCTAGTTTGATAGACCGTGATTTTCAATGATTCAATCTGATTTATCGTGACAGATGAATAGACACAAAAAAGCCCTGAAACCGTTAAGTTTCAAGGCTTTTCTGCTGAATCCTGATCAATTCTGATGTGTAATGATTGACCCTGATTACTACATTTGGTGGAGGTGGCGGGAGTTGAACCCGCGTCCGCCAGCA